AAAAATAATCAAAACATTGACAAAATAAACATATTGTAGTAAGATAAGTATGAAATCAAGAAAAGAGAGGAGAGATAAGGCATGGAGAAAGATTTCAAAGTGAAGAGATATTATAAAATGGGAGAGAAAGTAAAGGTCAGACCGATAAGATACGTAGCCGACATGTTGTGTGTAGGGGAACTAGAGGTATGTGACATGTCAATTTATAAAAAAGGAGAAGATACATACCCAATTCTTCCAGAAATGATGCTTAATAAAAAAGAAAATGCAACAATAGACGAGGTATCTGAAAAAGGGTATCAAATAATATTTGAAGATGAAGACTTAAATATGGAAATGCAAGGATGTACTTGGCCTTATTGGATGTTAGAACCTGCTTGGGATGAAAAAGATAAAGAAGTATCAGAAGCTATAGAAGACCTGTTAGACAATGTTAAAATAGCAGAGGCTTCTAAAGTAGTTTTAGATAAAGAATCCTACGACGAACTAAAAGAATATTTAGGGTGGGTAAGAGACGAGTTTTTAGAAGACTTGGACGAGTATGACGCCGGGTGTGTATCCGTTGCAACTAAAGCACTAGACATTCTTAAGAAAGCAAATAAGAGTGTAATTTTAATAAAGAAAGACTAAGGAGATAAATATTATGAATTTGAAAATATTTACTAAAAATATAGAAGAAAAAGCAATTAATCAAATAAATGAACTATTAGAACAAGAAACATTTAAAAATAGTAAAGTTCGTATAATGCCAGATGTTCACGCAGGAAAAGGTTGTGTAATCGGATTTACTGGAAATTTAGGAGAAAAAGTAATACCAAATATTGTTGGAGTAGACATAGGCTGTGGAATGTTATGTGTTGAATTGGGCAATATTGATTTAGATTTAGAAAAATTAGATAAAATTATTAGAGAATATGTTCCTAGTGGAATGAATGTCCAAGAAAATCAAAGATATAAGTTTTTAGAGTTAGAGCAACTATATTGTTATAAATTGTTAAAAAATAAAGATAATTGGTTAGAAAAATCTATGGGAACTTTAGGTGGTGGGAATCACTTTATAGAAATAGATGTTGATGAAGATAATAATAAATATTTAGTAATACATACAGGGTCAAGAAATCTAGGGAAACAAGTTGCTGAAATTTATCAGGAAAAAGCAATTAAATACTGTTCTTATGAAGATGAGATGAAAGAAGCAAAAAAGAAACTTATAAAGGACTATAAAGAACAACACAGAGAAAAAGAAATACAAGATAAATTAATTGAAATATCAAAAAAATATGAGGGTAAAACAAAATTACCAAAAGATTTATGCTATTTAGAGGGAAAATTAAGAGAAGATTATTTGCACGATATGAAAATATGCCAAGAATTTGCTAAAGATAATCGTTTATGTATAGCAAAACAAATATTATGTAATTATTTTCAATTACCTTATTATGAAGGATATAAAAGTGTAAGATTAAGAGAAAAAGCAATGTCCACTTGCGATTGGTATACTCAAGATATGATTGAGAGGGATTTTTGGTATTTTGAAACAATACACAATTACATATCATTTGAAGATAATATTGTTCGTAAAGGCGCTATCTCTGCTAAAAAAGGAGAAAAAGTGCTTATACCAATGAATATGAGAGATGGCTGTATTATCGGTGTAGGAAAAGGCAATGATGATTGGAATCAGTCAGCACCACACGGAGCAGGTAGAATAATGTCTAGAATGAAAGCAAAAGAAACTTTTAATTTAGATGAATATAAAGAAAGTATGAAAGATATTTATACAACATCAGTCAATGAAAATACAATTGATGAAGCACCATTTGTATATAAACCAATGCAAGAAATAATTGACAATATTGGAGATACAGTAGATATTATTAAAATAATTAAGCCAATATATAATTTTAAAGCCAATGAATAGAAAAAGCTGTTATATGCTTAAAATAGGAGGACAATATGACTTGGGAAGCATACGCAAAATTGATACTAGGTAATAAAAGAGTTGCAGAATTAAAAAAAGAATATAATCTTTGTACCAAAAAATATACTTGGGGAAGATATAAAACATTTATTAGTAGATTAAAGAAAGAGTGTAAAAAGAAAGAAAAAGAAGAATTAGGATAGGAGGACTAAATTATGAAAGAAGTATTTATTGAAAATGCAATTAAAGATAGTGTTGAAAAACTAGTAAGTGCTAACATTGAAAACGCCATCGAAGAGAAAGTAAAAGAATTTAGAGAAGAATTAGAATATAACAAAGATAGATATATAGCCGAGGTTATGAAAGGCATCAGAATATATCATGACCGAGAAATAGGCACTAGAACTATGGACTATAAGATAATATTTGAAAACGTTACAGTTTTAAAAAAGGAGGACTAGATTATGAATAAAGAAGTATCACTTAAAAGTGATTTAAAAATGTTTAATATTGATATTGATGATATTGAATTTAACCCACATTTTTCTGAAACACTACAAGAAGCAATAGCTAAAATGAGAGAAGAAACTTTATTAAAAAACTTGGAAGTTGTATTAAATAACAATTTAATAGAAGGAAGATATAAACCTACAAATTATAGAACAATTCTAGGTTGTAGAGTTTCTTATGCAGACTTAGAAGAATCAGTATCATTTATTGTAAGGCCTGACGAAAAACCTAGTTATGAATGTTTAGAACAACAATGTAAAAAACAAAAAGAAGTTATTGATAAATTAAATGATTTATTAAGTGATGAATTTTTAGAAGTAATAGGTAGAGATACATTATTAGATATATTAAAAGAGGTGCAAGAATGATTAGTGGTGCAAGTGAAGAAGAATTAACAGAAGCAATTGGTAGGGCTGATGTTTTATTAGAATTTATGCCAAAAATAAAACAACTGCAAAAGGAAAATAAACAACTAAAAGATAACTGGGATAAGTTGAAACGCTGGATTAAAGTAAGAGAAAGTGTTGGTTTTTTAAAAATATCTATAAAAGATATTATATGTGAAATGCAAGTATTAGAGGGAAGTGATAATAAGTGATTGATGTAACAATTAGTGGCGATTATGCAGTATTAACAACAACAAACTATGGTTTCTACTATGGCTATGAATATGATACGAAAGAATGCGAATGTGGAGAAACTGAAGAAATATGGGGATTTGAAGTTAATGGAAACAATGGCAAATTATTTGGAATTAGTGCTGATGATATGAAAAAGATAAAAGGCTGTCCAGACAAATGGGATTGTGAAGCAATGCTTTTATTTGGTATAGGGCTGTTTATTAACGAAGTAACAATCGATTTAATTAAGAATGTAACAATTGATTTAATTAAGAAAGCAGATGGTGATGAGTAAATGACTAGAGAAGAATTTATAAAGCAAAGATGTGAAATTGATAAAATAACAGAAGAAGAATTTGAAAGGACATATAGAGTAGTTGAGTGCAACTGTGGGAAAATTTATTGTAATGGTTATAGATGTCTTGATTTAGATGGTTTATTAAAAGAAAATCAAGAATTAAAGAAAAAATATGAAAATGCAGTAGCAGATTATGAAGCTACTATGTTTGAAAAAGAACAATTAAGGAAACAACTTGAAGAATATCAATTGCAAAATATTAATCTAAGAGAGGATATTATGATACAAAAGATAGCTTTTCCTAACAAGTTAATTAAAGATAAAACATTTTATAATTTATACGATATGCCTACTTATGAAGAACTATTAGCTCAACAAAAAGAGTTTATAAATTATTTAGAAGATAATTGGAAACAAACACAAGATATTTGGTATATAAAGATTTTACAAAAATATAAAGAAATAATAGGAGATGATAAGTAATGACAGCAAAAGAGTTATTTGAAGAGTTAGGGTATGAATTAGTTGCTACAAATAGTGTTGGTGTTAAATTAACAACGATTGAATATTACAATGTTGAAACAACATCAGCAATAACTTTTTGGTCACCAATAAATATAGATATAGATTTACAAAACGGTGAACATTTAACTGTTAAACATATACAAGCAATAAATAAACAAATAGAAGAATCAGGATGGAATAAATGATATATTATTTTATAGGTTTAAGCATCATATTAGTTATAAAATTATGTGGTGTAATTAAAAGAAATAACATACTAGAATACAAGTACAAAGTAGCAATGAATAATTTGCTAGCTATGGCTAAAGTAACGGGCGACCCAAGATTAATTGAAGAGTTTGAAGAACAAGTTAAACGGATTGACGGGAATGGCATTTTGTGATAAAATAAAAATGGTAAGTTAAGTTTTAGAAAAAATACCTATCATTAGATAATAATAGTCTAATGATAGGCATCTAAAAGTTTGTATTGTATTATTCAATTTAGATTTTTAGATGCTTATTAACTCGTAGGCATCACCGTGTAATCTCAAGTGGAAGCTACCTTTTAGGTGGCTAGAAATAATAAGACCCATGTTATATCCTCTTTATTATTTCTAGGCATCTATAAGATGCTGAATAATCAATTCATTCTGGATTAACCTCCAAAAAAAGAAAGAATTTACTTTCTTTTTTTTTTGTGTTATAATAAAGATGACTACTAGGCAGTAGTTGACTCTTTTCTTATTTCAAAAAGGACTCTATTGAGTCCTTTTTTTATTCATATGCCTCGTATCCTTCTACTTTCTCATATAATTGACCATCTATTACAAAGCCGTCTTCTGTTGGTACTATGTAGTATTCACATTCTTGATTTTCATTTTTTAAATCATAAATAGTGTTATATGATGTTTGTAATTGATGTTGTAACTTTTTATTTTCAATCCTTAAATTAGATATATCATCTTCATATTTGTTTGATGATACTATTAACAATCCTATCGTCAAAATACTGATTGCTAGAACTGCAACTAACACCGAAATTAGATAATTTTCTTTAAAATATCTCATTGCATTAATCCACCTCCTCAATTATAAAGTCTTTATCTTTGATAGTGCAAAATATTCTATTTGATAATCTATAAATTACATCCATGTTGTATATAATAAATTTGTCAGAAAAAACGCTATTAGGACTAATCCCGTTTGCGTGGAATATAAATTCTATCACACTCGATGTTATGTGTTCTTTTAGAAAAGATTCTCCTTCGTTTATTTCTAAAGTATTTGTTTTTACATTATATTTGGTATTTTCATAACCATATTCGACATTTATAGTTAATGTTTTATCCTCGGAGATTGCAATTGGTAGATTTTCTTTCATTATTTGCCCCCCTTAGTCTCTGTTATTACACTTTTAATCAATTCTAATGTCTCATCGACTGATTTCCCATTCCTAGAGATTAGTACGCTAAGAAGTATGCCTGTGCCAGCGTATAATTCGTTCATGTCGGTGTTTTTTGTTATTCTAACTCCGATTTCTCCATTTTTTGTTTTTTTAATTGTTATCATTTTCTTTTTCCTCCTCAATATTTTCAAAATAATAATTATATATTTGATTTACTAAACTACCTTGCATGTAGCAAAATAATTCTTCTATGTCTAGACAATCTTCATATACTAAATCATCAGGAATATCTACAAACAAATTATTGTTGTTTCTTATTTTTCTGTTAAAATATCCTATCACCGCATGACAACATTCATGACTAACTGTTGCTCCGCCCATATTATCTTTTACAAAATATAAATCTCCGCATAAAGGCGTGTACTTTCTTTCTCCAGTTGTTAAATTTACATAAACGTGGTCTATACAATAACATCTTGCCGTATAATCTCTGTCAATCTTATGTTTCTCTCTTTTATCAACATAATTATACATCTCTTCGTAATTATCAAATACGTTTACTATCATATAATCTTTAGAGCTTGATTTTTCGTTTCCATTTTTTCTTATAGAAAATGGAATATTTTTCCAGAAATATACTTTGAGTTTCTCCATTTTATTTCTCCTTCCAATTAATTATATTAATTTTATTATTTTTTATTACCACTAACCAAATAAACCAATAATTTTATTAATAATGCAAATATGGCAAATGGTGTCCAAAATATGAATAATAAAAGCCATATTATTAATTTCAACAAACCTCCCAAACTATTCACCTCTTTTCTTTCTATCTATATATGTTACGGCAATAGCATAGGCACTCCATACATCGGCTTTAAAACCATAAAACCAGTCTGGGTTTGCTTTTGTTCCTTTGCCACTATTGAAATCATGTTTTGCAAATCTATCTATTAAGGCATGTCTTATATTTGTGTCTTTAGCTCGCATGCTGCCACAAATTTCCATCTTTTCATCTCTACGATATATATATTTATATGGAACATTTAATACCTGAATAAAACGACCAATCCAAACGCATGTATCAAAAACGCTTTTACCTACACTCATGCCATATGATGCAATCATTTCTATTGCTGAATTATCGTATTGCCTCGTTTTAATTATTTCTAACAATTCGTTATTTTCTATTTTCCCAAACTCCAAAGGTTTATAAGTCTCTGAATCTATAATGCAGTATCCTGAAAACTCATTTCCAGGGTCTATAGATAATATCTTCATCGTCTAATTCCTCCTCTTTTATCAATAACTCTAATTCTTTTATTCTGCCTTGAAGTATATAGTAGCTTTTCATATAGTTTGTTTTTTCTTTATCATTCATAAAAGCTCTTGATTGAAATTGCTTCATACTATCTTTACTATCTTTTAATCTTATTAGTCTTTTTCTTAGTTCTCTTTTTTCCATTTTCATTTTTCCTTTTTACTCTGAGTTTTTTATTTAATTCTTTAACTTTAATCTCCAAAGACTCCCTTTTTTGTTTTTGTTGTTTAAGTTCCTCTTCTAATTGTTGTATGTATTCCATTGTATCTTTTTTGTGTAGAGCATAACTTAACCAACCAACAAAATCTTCACCATATCCTAATTCTTTCATCATATCCCTCCCAATTATATTATATAATTAATATATCTGAAATGTCAATACATAAAAATAAAAAAGATACAAAAATTGTATCTTTTATTTTTTGTTTAACTTAGAACTAATTATACTCAAAGCTACAACAGTGAAAACTATCCCAGCAATAAAACCAATTATAAATTTTGGTATATACATTATTTGGTTCCTTTTTTAGGTCTTCCAACCTTTTTTACAGTTGTTTTTTCAGCTTTTTTAGTTTCTTTTTTACTTGTTTTTTTTGAAACACATTCAAATTTTAAATTAGTGACTTGATTTTTTAATAGTTTGTTTTCTAATAAAAGCTTTTGATTTTCATCTAATGCTTCATGAAGCTCAGCATCAAGTCTTCCTATTGTTTCAAATGCTTGTGTCAACGATTTCTTTGTAGTTTCGTATAATTTTTTATAATTTTTAAATAATTTCATAATTTTCCTCCTTTACCAAGCAAATTCATCGCTTGATTTATTATCAAATAATTCTGTGCTAGAAGATATAGTTTTTAAAGGCACATCTTCACTTTTAACCTCAAATTCTCCATCTTCATCTGCAACTTCTTCTATTGTTGCTTCAGTTATGCAAAATCTTGTAACTTTAGATTTCATATCTTTGAATAATTTTCCGATTCCTTTTATTCTGATTTTCAAACCGTTTTCGGGTACTCCAACATTTTTTTTGAAGAATACATTAACATAGTAATTTCTTGTGCTTGAACCATTAAATTGAGGGATTCTAAGAGCATAGAAAGGTAATGTTGGGTCATTGTTTTGGTAATTTATATTTAAATAACCTTCAACTTCTACATTGAATATCATTTTCTAAACCCTCCTTCAACTTCTTTTATGTACTTTACAGCGTCGTTATAAAACAATTCGTCAGGCTTTTTACCTAACTTTTTAGCAATTTTAACGGCAGTTATATAATCCAATTTTCTGCTTCCGTTTAAGGTTCTATATATTCCGCCGTATGAACACCCTACTGATTTCGCAATATCTTTATAATGAACATTGGAAGTTTCTACAACTTTTTTAGCTTTATTATACAATTTTTTTCCTCCATTCTTAAAGATATGTTTCTCTGATATTAACGTTAAGGTTTTATATACGTTCCGCCTCCACTATAAAACTTACGTGGAGAATACTTCTTATCAAACATAAGCAATTTATTTTCTAATTGCTTCTTTTTGAAATTGCTTTTTTCGTTTTTTAAAGCTTCCTCAAGCTTTTTTCTTTTTTTCTCAATGTTTGATTTAAAGATATCTAATTCACTTACCATAATTCACCTCCTAATTTGGGATAACATTTTGTCCAGATATTTCACATTTGATTTGGCAATTAGAGTAAATATGACTTCTTTCTTTAGGGTTAAAAGCTTTACTATTTACCCCTGTTATTTTACCTATTATGATTCGGTCACCTTTGTTAGCTAAAACCGTACCATCAACTTGTAAATCGTAATAAGCTGTCATACCTAGATTAGGGTCTGCAATTTTTATTATACTTAGTTTCCCACCATCATGTTTGGTTACAATATTTATTTGTCTAATTTTGTAAACTCTATCTATTGTTAACATTTTGTCACCTCTAATTAAAGTCAAAATCTAAGTCTTCGTGCAGTACGAATACTCTTGGTTCTATAATCTTTGGGTTAATTGCTCGTATTTCAGCAAAATTAAGCGCGTCACGAGCTTTTTTCTCAAAAAGAGTATAATCGGTACATTCATATGAAACATGCGTTAGAAAGACTTTTTTTGTGTTTATATTGACTGTTTCTTTCAAAAAAGAAATAGTATCTTGTAAAGACATATGCCCAACTTCACTAGAAGTTCGTTTAAACTTTACAAAATCATCTTCTTTGATTTCCCAATCTTCATCCCAATTTGCTTCTATTATAAATATATCTATGTCCGAAAAATGCAAATTGTCTACATTAGATGTATCTGTTATGTATAATATCCTCATTCTTGTTGGCTTATGAACAATTAAGAATCCAAAATTTTCTACATCATGATAAACCTTAAAAGGTAATATTAAAAAATTTCCAACATCGCATACTTTTTCTTCAAATAATTTATATTTTTGAGGAGCTATAAGGTCTAAAGCTTTATATGTCTCCTCATTACAATAGAATTTAGCATTTATGTATTTGCTAAGTTCTTTACACCCCTTTGCGTGGTCAGAGGGAATGCTTATGTGTAACAAATACTCCTTTAAGTTTTTTAACATCTATATTTGGTAATATCTGTGCAGCTTTAATCCCACAATCCAACATGATGGAACATTCATCGTCTTCCAAAATGTGGCAATTACCTCTAGATGAAGAACTTAGAGTCTTTAACATAAGCATATAACCACCTTCTTTCTTTAAGCATCAAAATTAATATCGTCTATACTTTGTTGACCTGGAAGAGGGTCATCAACTGTTTTTTCTTCTACATCAACAATATCTATAGTTTTATTTTCTTTTTCGATAGTTGCTGTATTTTCTTCATACTCGTTACTTGTAGTTCTATTAAATGCATCTATAAGTATATCACTATCTTTACTTGAATTTATATAATTCTTACAAGCTCGATTAATTACTGTTTTCTTAGCCATTTCTTGTGGAAATTCTTTATGTACAGTATGTTCTCTAGAACTAGATTTCTTCCAACATTCGTCTATTTCCTTTTTGGTCATTATAGTATAATTCTTTTTGCCATCAGCAAACTCGATGATTGCATAAGCTCCAATTATTTCATTGTCTCTATTTTCAAACTTAGTTTCGTGATTTATTACAACTTCTTTTCCATCTTCAATTCCGGTTTCAATCACATCACCTTTGTAAATACATATTGCATATACATCTTTTATCCCTGGCAATCTTTTAAGAACTGTTTGACTTCCAAAATAACTTCTCATCATTGTTAATTCTTTGCCTCTAACAATGAAGTAACATTGATTTTTAGATGGAGATAATCCTTGAATAGCCATATCTGTTAAAGAATTAACTATGCTTCTTTGTGTACAAACGTCAAGAGCATTTGCTCCTGTTTTGTCTTTAGTGTTAAGTAATGATAAATAAGCACTTTTAGTAGCATTTTCAACACTGTAATCTTTTGGAAAACTAAGTTGACCATTAGATTGATAATTATTTAAAACTTCAAATATTTGGTCTGATATGTTTTTAATTATTAATTCATTCTTATTTTCTTTTGTTTGTGTTTCTGCCATTTTTTTCGTCCTTTCTTTTGTAACATTTTTTAAATACATCTACTATTTCTTCGCAAGGCATATCAGCATCAATTGCTACTTGGACAAGCGTTTCCATAAGACCAGCTAAAGCTTTGTTGATATCCCCCGATATACTAGTTTCCATTAAATTATCGCTAATTTTTATTTTTATTTTTGTCTTTCTTCCAAACATTATTCTTTTTCTCCTTTCACGATTAATTTTGCAACTGGTTGTTTTAATACTCTTGCAGCTATTATTTGAGTATCAAGCTCTGGTAATCTGGTAACCGATTCACAATTATCTATTAAGATTGGCACTCTTTTACCTTTTAATTTTTGTACTCCATTTATTAAATCTACACTAACTATTATTTTCATTGCACTATTTAATTCAGCATATTTTATTCCTTTGTATGAAAGTTCAAATGTTTCAACCAAATCACCTTGTTTGGTTTCTTCTTTTGTTATGAATTCAACATATTGGAAATGTTGTCTTATTTTTGACTTTAAAAGTTCTGCTTTTAAATCGTTAAATCTGACAACTTCTTGCTCTTTTTCAAACAAAGATTCTTTTTGTTCTTTAAGCTTATCAAGTTCAGCTTGTTTTTCTAATACCTCTTGTTCTAAAGCTTGCAAAGTAACAGTTGTAGATAATTTTTCATTTATTTCTTTTAATTCTGCTTGAGAAACATATATAGATTCTAATGCTTTAGGAACTGGAGCTTCATCAAGCTTTCTTTTTGTCTCCTCAAATTCTATTGCAAGACTTGCTATTTCTTTTTCAAACGTTTCGTTTTCTGCTATAAGATTATCAATTTGTTGTTTTATTTCTTTTTGTTTTTCAGTTTCTTCTACTTCCTCGTATTCTTTGTTTTCTACTTCTTCAATTTCTTTATCGATTTTGCTTACTTCATTAAGATATTCTTTGTGTTTTTCTTCTAATTCGGCAAGATAAATTTTCTTTTTATCTAATTCTGACTTAAGGTTTGTAAGCTTTTCTAATTGTTCTTTTTTTGCTTGTTCTAAAGCCTCTTGCTGTTTTTCTTCAGATAGTTCTTGACCACAAGTAGGACATTTTGATTTTTCTACTTTAGGAATTCTTTGTTTTTCCTCGTTACCTTCTTTAATGATTTTATCCAATGTTTTTCTAGTACTTTCTATTGAAGATTCTAATTCATTTGCAGAAAGAGTAGCTTTAAACCTAGTATCTTTTAATCGTGCAATATCGTTTCTTCTTGCTTCTTCTATATCGAATGCACAATTTTTGTAAAGTGCTTGATTGTTTGCAATCAAACCCTTATTTCCATTTATTTTAGCTTCACAAACTTCTCTCTTACTTAGCAAATTATTCAAATGCAATTTTATGTCTGCAATATTTTGAGCTTTTTGGCTTTCTATTTCTTTTAATTTATGCCATTCAGCAATTTTATTTTCGAGTTCTTCTTTGCGTTTAAGCATTTCTTCATTTTGCTTACCATCGTTAACGTATTTAAGTTTCATCTGGACAGCATAGTTTGTTTCTGTTTCTTTTCGCCTTAAATCATCGTTAAGTATCTTTTTTGTTTCTGCCAAACTTTTAGATAAACTTTCTACTCCCATTTTTTTTATGAACTCTTCAATTAATGGGAAACTTCCATTTAACAGAACATCCTCATCTTTTATTTCTCCGATTAGTCTAAATATGAATTCCTTTAAGTCCTTCCAGTTTAAACTGGGCAGATAATTTATGTTTGACAAAGATTTAAATTCTTCCTCATTTACAAAATGTTCTTCAAGAAATCTTTTGAATTCTATTTGCGTACATTTCACTAAATTCACTCTTCCAGATTCCTCGATAAATCCAGTCTTAACTTCTGTGGTTTTCCCATCCCAAGTTCTACTAACAACGAAACTGTTATCAATTGTTAATTCTACCGAACTAAGCATATCTTTTTGTTCAACACCATCGATTATAGGTTGAATTGAAAACTGCTTTTTGTTAAAAATATCTTTACCAAATAACGCATAAGTGATTGCTGTAAGTATTGTTGTTTTGCCAACACCATTTTCTCCAGCTATTTCGTTATATCCGCTATGGAAATCTATATCCAGTTCAGGTATGTTTCTAAAGTTTGATAATTTTAAGTGTGTTATTTCTGTTCTCATCTTTTTTTCTCCTTCCAATACTATTATAGCATTTATATCTAAAATGTCAACATTAAAGTTCCTCTATTTTGTCAACATGAGGTGGATTTATAATATTCTCAATTATGGTTTTTTCTTCTTTTGAAACAAGATTATAAATCTTATCTAAAAATTCTAAATACTTAGAATCAAAAATGTCTTTAGAAAGTATTTTGTATCTTTTGATTTCTTCTGCATTAGTTTCTTTTTGAAACAATGCTTTTCTTTTTCGAACGATAAAATCAATATCTAAGCATCGTTCAAAATGTTCATCAAATTTTTCTTCCGAAATGAATTCTCCACAAAATTTGCATTGTAATTTAAAGTGTTCTACTTTTTGCTTTTCTTTTGTTGTTTTTAAATACTTAGTCAAAAAATAAAGCTTTGGAATTGTTCCTCCATATTCTGAACTACGCATATGTTCTTCTAATTTTTTCATTACATCTTCAATATCGTAATCTTTTAATTCTCGATACCATTCACTTTGTACGTAACTATCATTTACAAAACTTGGATAGTTAATTTGAATTCTCTTTAAGATTACTTTAACGTCTTTAAGCTCCATAAGTTCCTCCTATTATTTCTTCTTCAATTCTTTTTTCTTTTTCAGTATCAGTTTCAAATTCATCTTCCCACATTTTAGCATTAAGCCAAGTTGTAGGATAAGGTATAAACTGTCCATCTTGCTTTTTCCATTCTTGAGTATCTTTAAAACGTTCTATCTGTTTGACCATAGTTTCAACTAACTCTGTACTTGGATTATTCTTTTTGAACCATTTTTCTGCGTTACCTTTGTCTCTTTTTTTAGGGTAAGCTTTCCAAAAAAGTTCAAAATTTTGCGCATAAGTATTATTCTTTTCTATACTATACTTACCTATACTAGCCTTACCTGTGTATCCATCTTGTATACAATCTGTATCCAAACTTTCAGATTTTAATTCATAAACGCCATTTTTTTCTTGAATTAATTGCTGTTTTTGCTTAGTGTAAAGAGTTTCTTTGTATCTATCTTTTTGAATATAATTATGTATTTTCCAATGCCTTATAACAATAATTCCAGTATCAAAAGGTAATATAAATTGTTTGGTTATGAGAACTTTAAAATCATCTTCACCACAGCCAACCATTTTCATAATTTTCTTTGGGCTGGAAACAAAACCGTCATCATCAGCTCTCATACATAATTCATAATATAACAGCCTGCTGCTTTGAGGCATTTCTATAAATAAATCTGTATCAATAACATCTAAACTAAACATTCTTCTCTTTCCCATTTTTATTTTTCCTCCGTTGGTTTAATAATTATTTTGTCATCATAGACTTCTACAGAAAAAACATAACCATGTTTTTTTACAAATTTTTTCGGAATAACTATTTTGTTTTTAGTAGCATCCGCCCTTCTTATATAAATTTCTTTCGGCATTCTTTATCCCTCCTATCTACCGTTAACAACATTGTAACCACTAATGGGGTAAAAGTCAAGAAAAAAAGAACATTTTTTTAATGTTCTTATGTTTCACGTGAAACATCGTTTTTTTCTATTGCATTATTTAAATTCTTTAAAAATAAAAACTTTTTCAAAGCCTTATTTTTTTCCTCACGGAAAGCTTTTCCTTTTTGAAAATTAGTTTCAGAAATAGCAAGTTTTTTATAAAAATCTGATTGTTTTTTTTGTTTATGTGCTAGTTCTCTTAAAGCTCTGCTCATGTTCCCCTCCTATTCAAAAATATTTTTTGCGATGTCATGTTCTATCGAACTTTTCATCTTATTTATTTCATCTACATAAATCATAGTTGTATATATACTTTTGTGTCTAGCTTGTTTGCTAACTTCTTGTAGTGGCATTCCTAATTCCAATGCCGTGTTTACAAACGTATGACGTGTACTGTGACAAGAATACATTTTTTCATCTAATCCAATATTTCTAGCCCACTTTTTAAATATTCCACGTATAGAACGTGTGGATAATGATTTTCCATACCCATTTGCACTCTCACTTATAAATAAAGCGCCACTTGTTCTTCCTTTAAAACTTTTAATTAAAAGTTCTAATACATAACTATCTATTTTTACAAAATCATCTTTTGAATCTTTGCCTTTGCCCTGGATGTATAAAACAGCTTCACCATCAATAATTTTAATATCTTCTATGTTGCTTCTATTGACTTCTATTGTACGCAAACCTGTTGTTATTAAAAGAGCCATTAAAGCTTTATCTCGTATGTTATCTATTTGTTTTATAAACTCCCTAGATTGTGCCATGCTTAAAGGTTTCTTTTTATGTTGATTATTTACTACAACACCCTTTACATTTTCTGTTACATTTTTATAAATACCTTCATATTCTAACCATTTAAAAAATTGTCTTAAAGAAATCATACAAGTATTTACGGTACTTACTGAATAATTCTTTTTTAAATTTTCTCTATATGCTATTATATTTTCTCTAGTTGGATTTTTAATGTTGTTTTCAGTTATGTAATTGTTAAAAAACTTTAAGGAAGTTTTATATGTAATCATAGTTTGTTCTTTAACATCTATGTATTTTATAAAACTATTTTCAAGTTCTAACAATCCTTTCATATCTTGTGATAAAATATCATTCTTCATATGCTTTCCCTCACTCTCTGCACTCATTATATATTAATATGTCTAAAATGTCAATATATATTTTTGAAATTTGTTTATTTTTTTGAAATATGTTATAATTGTCTAGGTGATAATATGCAGAGAAAACCTAATCCTAACGAGGCAATAGAAATTGAAAAAAAAAGCTATACGAAAGAACTTGAGCAAAGACTTGTAACTACTAAAATGGAAGATTTATCTTACGAAGTTGAACAAAGAAAAAAAGAATTATGCGATAAGATAGAGCAGTTCAAAAAACAATCTGACGAAGAGTACATAAGAGGCAGTGCAAATATAATCGTCAGCAATTATTTCTTTAAAAGTTTAAATCCATATACTTTCAATCAACCCGCTTATACTCCGGAAAAATTATCTATTGCATTTGATTTATATAAAAATTTAATTAACGAAATAAATTTAAAAGTATGCCGTTTTTATCCTACATTATCTCATTTTTGTGGGTTTCTTGGGATAACTTCTACATCTTACAACAATTACAAATCGTCTTCTGACGTGAATATGCAAGACTTAATAGAAATGATAGATGATTGGATATTTGATACAAATATGCGTCTTAGCGAAGGAAGAGAAATAGATAACGTTACTGCTATGTTCAGAGCAAAAGTAGAGCAAAGAAAAACAGAACAAGCTACACCTACAACAGTCGTGTTTGCAGAAAATGTTAATATGAATGAAATAAAGGAAAGAGTACAGAATTTAGCCAAGATAAAGAAGGGAAATACTTATGAAGTCGGAAACGAAACAAACGATTGATGAAATTATAAAAGTTTTAAAAACTACATCTTTAGATAAAAAAACATTATTTCAATCTGTTAAAGATTTGTATAACTTATTAATTGTATATCTGGAGGAAAACACTTCGGATGCTTGTAGATATTTCACAAATATTCTTATACCATTTCTTCAAAAAGTGTTAATGGTAGAAACAAATGAAGAACGTTCTCAAAAATATTATGAGATGTACAAAAATTCTCATGGTTTTGCCGCTAGAAGAAGTTTGGAACATTTTATCCTTTACTACGAATGGGATTGGGAGCAAAAAGACAAACTTTTAGAAAACCGTTATGAAATACTAATGCCGTTTGTGTACTATTTAAACAAAATGACCTTTGACGAAAACTTACAATATGTATTGGCTAGCTATATGCCTTCAGCAGGTAAATCTAGATGCACTTGTTATTACGAGGCATGGCGTCTTGGTGTTCAAAGTGGAGGATGTTTTTTAAGAATATCTTATTCGGATTTGTTAGCAAAAGGATTCTCTCGTTCTGTTATAGACATTATCAAGAGCGAAGAATATGCTTTTGTATTTCCCCATTTAAACTATAAAAAAGACAAGAAAAAATTATTTGCAAAAGAAACAGACGAAGAGTGGCGTCTTTCAACAGCAAAACTTTTGCAAAGCTACATGGCACGTTCTAGAGACGGGCAAATAAACGGTACACGTGCAAGTTTATCTATCGATATAGACGACATGTTGAAAGATGACAAAGAAGCTTTAAACATGGATTTACACAAAGATATTTGGATTAAATGGGTAAACGTAATACAATCACGTAGAACATTAGGAAAGAAAATTGGCTATGTTATAGTTGGAACAAAATGGTCTCCTTATGACCTTATATGCCGTGTTTCTCAAGATTTAAAAGAAACGCATGACTTTAAAGACGACCCTAAATTTAAATATACAGAAATAGCAAAAGATGGAACTGCTGTAATTATTAATGTACCGGCACTTGACTATGAAACTGATGAAAGTACTTGCCCAAAGGTAATCTCAACAGAAGAATTGCATGAGATTAGAAGAAAAAATACACCATATTATTTTCAGAGTGTTTATCAACAAAACCCTATCCCACCAGAAGGATTAGATTTTGCTTATGAAGCATTAAACACATATGACGTAGTACCTAGAATGGGAAACCCACGTGAAGAAGGAAGATATGATTACACATTAGCTTCGTTAGACCCTGCTCGTAAAGGGAAAAACTATGTGTCTATGCCAATACATTGTAGAATGGGAGAATTATATCCTCTCGTAGATGTGTTGTTTGAGAAAAAAGCTATGAGTGATTTATACGAAGATATAGTTGCAAAAATAATTCAGCATAAAGTTATACGACTTGTATTAGAAAACAATATTGATACGTCATTAAAAAAAATACTAGATGATATGCTGCACGAAAGAGGATATTATAGTTGTGAAATAATTGAACATTACAGTTTAGGAAAAAAAGAAGATAGAATTAGAGACCAACAAGGTGTTATAAGAAATCAAATAGTATTTCCGAGAAAAGGATTATTTCCTGTCAATACACCTATGGGCAAATTTATGGAACAATTAACAACGTTCTCCTTTGATTTTCCTAACAAATATGATGATGCAATAGATAGTGAAGCTATGTTTGCACATCAAATAATACTTGATAGAGCTTCGGGTCAAAAAGCTCAAGTGTTAAGTAGACGTAAACTCGGTTTATAAGTGTTGACATTATTTATACTATGTGATAGAATATAAGTAGTGAGAAATAACAAGAGTATTTGCCTAGTAGGGGGTAATATACTCTTTTTTTGGTTGAAAGGGGTTTAGTATGGAAACAAAAAACAATAATTTGACAGAAGACACAGAACTATTAAAATCAATTTACGAATCATTAACTTCTAGAAAATATCATGGACGTAAAAGAGCATACTCTTCTTATGAACCAGAAGAGTTAAATAAAAATACTGTAAAAGAAATACTTACGGATTGCTTGCCAATCTTTAATTCGAACAAAACCGAAACCAGATATTTGAACGATGTTTATACAGGACTTCAAGATATACGTTTTAAAACTAAAGAAGTCAGAGAAGAAATAAATAATAGAACTACTGAAAACAATGCGTATTCATTTGTTGAATTTAAAAAAGGTTTTGTATTTGGAAAACCAATTCAGTATGTTCAGAGAAATAAAAAAAATGCCAAAGAAGTAAGTACCTTGAATGATTATTTTGTTGGGCAAAATAAAGCATCTAAAGACACAGAACTTGCAGAAGACTTATACATATCAGGTAGAGCATTCAGATATATTGCTCCGGCAAAACCTATAGAAGAATATGATGCTCCATTTGAAATGCATAATTTAGACAAAGACAGATGTGAAGTTGTTTATAATAGTGGAATAGGGCATAAACAATTATTAGGTTTTGTGGAAACACCCTTTTCTAAAAGAGTATTAGAAGATGGAACTGAAATCCCTGAATATAATATTTATTCTGTATATACCTACGATAAATATTACGAATACAAAGGAACTATTGGGTCAAGCTTAACATTCGTAAGAGAAGAATCCTTGAACATAAAAGGACATAGAATTTTAGAATATTATTTAAACAAATCAAGGCTTGGAATAATAGAAGTTGTTTTAGATTTACTAAATCAAATAAATTTATTGGAAAGCAACGATATGGATAGTGTTGTACAATTTGTAAATTCGTTCTTAATTTTGATTAATGCAAATATAGATATTGACGATTATAAAGCGTTTAAACGTGAAGGTGCTATTTTACTTAAGAGTGACGAAAAACGAGTTGCTGATGCTAAATTGCTAGCTGACAAGTTGTCTCATGCAGATACACAAGTTTTTTACGACAGAATGTTTAATGCGTGTTTAAGAATACTTGGTATACCAAGTATGCAGGATTCTGTTCAAAATGGTTCTACAGGTCAAGCTAATTTGGTTGGTCAAGGTTGGACTATGGCAGACCAAAGGGCTAATCAAGACGAAGAAGAATTCAAAAAAACAGATTATATATTATTAAATCAAGTTTTAAAAATATGCAAGAAATTTGATAATGAGCATATTAAGAAACTTACTATCAGAGACATAGATATTAAATTCACTAGAAATAAATCAGACAATTTACTAACTAAAACACAAGGTTTATTAAATCTTAAGTCAGCACAAGTAGACCCTCAAACAGCATTTGCAACTGTTGAATTGTTCCCTGACCCTAACGAAGCATGCACTAGTTCAGAAAAATATTATGAAAATTTTTGGTCTGCACAAGTTATGGGTAATAATGGATTTAATGGTAATAAATTAGAACAGAATAATGATGTGGTTGATACAAAAAATGACAACGAAAAAGATAAATCTAAAATAGCAAAAGGCAAGACAGAAAAGTCTCAAGAAGTAAATTTACAAAAAGAAATTAACGCTCAGGACAAAAAGTCTCAAGAAGAAAGAAAAAATAATAACAAGTAATTACTTGGAATTATAAATTAGTTGACATTCACAACTATAAAGAGATGGGAATAAAGGAATCAACTCTGAAACGAGTATAATCTAAAGGAGGAATTTATGACATTATCAGAGAAATTAGCTTCAATCTTAAAAAACGAGCAATTACAAGATGACGAAGCTAAAATTCAAACCATTATAAGTGGTTTGGGAGAGTATATGGTTTCAAAAGACCAATATAATAAAAAGGCTAAAGAAGTTAATACCGCTACAGAAGAGTTAACTGCTAAAGTTAAAGAGTTAGAAGAAAAAACTTTAACTGCCGAACAACTAAAAGAAAAAGAAGTAAAGGCTGCTTTAGAAAAAGCAAACAAGGCGGAGACTAACTACCTTAAGAAATCTAATAGATTAGAAGCTATTGGGATTCTTAATAGTGCAAATATTGGAGAGGATGAATATAAGGATTTCTTAGACGATATTGTAAGTACGGACTTAGAAAAGACTAAGGCTTTAGCAACTAATATTGCTCAAACGGTTTCTAATCAAAGAAAGAAAGCAATAGAAGAAACCAAGAAGGAGATTCAAGGCAATAACCCTGTTCCACCTGCATCAAATAAGAATGACGGTGGTATTATGACTCAAGAAAAGTTTAACAAATTAACTTATTCAGAAGAGTTAAAATTTGCTGCAGAACATCCGGACGAATACAAAAAATTCATAAGATAGAAAGGATGATATTAAATGGCACAATTCGATGCTAAAACATTTAACCCTACTGTGTTTGGTAGATATGTAGAAAGAGTACCAGACTTAGTAAGAACTGAATTATTAAAATCAGGTGCATTAGTAGCTGACCAAGAATTAGCTAACATGTTACCAGCACAATCAGGTGGTAACTATATAACTGTTCCATTAAAAGGTTTAATCGGTGGAGACGCATTAAACTATGATGGTGAAACTGATTTAACTACTACCTCAACAAAAACTTATACTCAATCTCATATAGTTATTGGACGTATGAAAGGTTGGGAAGAAAAACAATTCTCAAAAGAAATTACTGGTATAGACTTTATGGACAATGTTGCTCAACAAGTAGCAGGCTATAAAGAAAAACTAGACCAAAAAACTTTATTAGCAATATTAAAAGGTATATTTAACATGCCAACTACTAACGACGGTGGTTTTGTTGCTGCACATACTTATGATATATCTGCTAAAACTGATGGATTTGCTGATGCAACTACTATGAACTCTGCAATCCAAAAAGCTACTGGAGATAATGCTGGAGTATTCTCATTTGCAATTATGCACTCAGCAGTAGCTACAAACCTAAAGAATTTACAAATTCTTGAATATTTAAAATATACTGATGCAAACGGAATCCAAAGAGATTTACAATTAGCAACTTATAACGGAATTACTGTATTAGTAGATGATGGAATGCCAACTGATGTTGTACCTGAAAGTGATACAGGTAAAAATGACGGATATACTAAATACACTACTTACGTATTAGGAGCTGGTGCATTTAGATATGCTGATTGTGGAGCAGAACATCCATATGAAATGGACAGAAATCCTGTTATAAACGGTGGTAAGGATATGCTTTACATGAGACAAAGAAAGATATTCTCACCTTATGGAATTTCATTCACTAAAGCTAGCATGACTAAGCTAAGCCCAACTGATACTGAATTATCAACTGGTACAAACTGGAAAGTTGTTAATACAGACGAAGCTTCTGGGGCTACATTCTTAGACCATAAAGCTATTCCTATCGCTCGTATAATCACTAGAGGATAATATGGCTAATTTAGTCTTAAAGAATGGAAAATATTACGGATATGACACTAACGGAGGAAGACTTTACGATTTAGATACTTTGAAATATATAGACGAAAAGAAACCTATTGAACCTGTCATAGAAGTAAAAAAAGAAAATGCGGATGAAAAACCATTAGAAAAAAATAAAGAAGAAAAGAAAAACAAATAGGTGTTGTCTAATGGTTATCAAATAGATAACACCTAATTTTTAAAAGGAGGTGCAATATGGACGAAAAGCAATTTAAAGAACAAGTTATGAAACTAAAAACTAGATTGAATCCACCTGATGACATGGATACAGAAACCTTTGATAAACTTTTAGGACAACTTGTAGAAGACACATTCTATATTGCTATGAATAATCTATATCCTTTTGAAAATGAGTACCCTGAAAAATTGCCTAAGAAATATGAAAATTGGCAAATAAGAGTTTGTAAATACTTATGGACTAATGCAAAATTCTTAGGAATAATTCAATATTCTGAAAATGGTGTAACTCTTATATTTAACGGTGATTACATACCTAACACGTTAATGAATGAGCTTATTCCATATGCTAAGTTATTACGAAGATAATGTATAATTTAGATTTTGGGAATTTTAATGTATTTGGCAAACCCATTTACATTGCTAAAAGAAAGGGTACTAAAGAAGATTCAAGAGGCAATTTAATCCCATATTATGATACTCCTAAGAAATATTATTTTAATGTTCAACCTGTGAATTCAGATGCAGAATTAACAGCGTTTGGAGAGCTTGCGTTTCAAAGAATGAAATGCATTTGCAACAGGAAGGAATATGAAGGTGTCTTCACGGATGGGGATTTAGCTTATCTAGATGGAGCAACACCCGAAGGTGAAAAGATACATGGAGAAAAAGCAAATTATACTGTCAAAGGTAATCCGCTTAACCAAAATCTTGTAACCGTAATATATTTCGAAAGAATAATAGAAAAACAAAAAATAGCAAAGGAGGGCTAATATGTACACAGTAGAAAAAGACGGAGTTAGAAAAAACGTCAAGACTGAAAATGAACTTGGTATGTACGTTTCTGCAGGTTGGAAAAAGGTTCAAAACAAAGAACCCAAAGAAATAAAAGAAGAAACCGAAAAACCTGAGAGAAAAGAATTTAATAGGAACAACTAATGTTTACATACGATGTTAAAGTCGAAATAGGAAATTACGAATATTTAGTTGACCTTTTAAGTAAAGCAAAAGGCATAGAAAAAGATACAGGTTTAATTCAAAAAGTAACTTCTAGAGGATTGGAAATCTTAAAAGAAGAAGCAGGTAATGTTTCTTTTGTAACGACAAGTAATGTAAATTATGTAAATAGTATGCAAAGTAAAATAGAAAGTTATGTTACAGGCGTACTTTACAGTACTAGTGACCATGCTGCTTATAACGAATTCGGTACAGGCGTAGTTGGTTTAGGAGGCGTTGTTCCTGATGCAACAATGACGGGAATGAGTTATAAAGATGGTTGGCATTATTTCGATAAAAATGAAAATAGATGGAGATACACTAGAGGTCAAAAAGGACAATTTGTATTTTATAAAACAATACTAAGGTTACAAAAAGAAATCCCAAACTTAGTATTAGAATATGTCGATAATTATTTGCGACAGATAGGAGGCTAAAAAAATGGCAATGAACATGATAAACATGTGGCAAGACGTTTACGATGGACTAAAAAAATATTTAAAAGAAAACTCTGAGTATAATCCATTAGTAGTCAAGAATGCTCCTCCTAAACCTCCAAGATTCCCAGTCGTAGAAATAGTGGAAATAAATAACGTTAGTGCGGAAGAGACAACCGACAGAAGAGAACAATTTGACAGTTTAACGTATGAAGTGAACATATACACTCAAGATATACCGAAAGGTGAAGAATTAATATCTGCAGAAGTTATTGATAATGAATTAAAATTATTAGTAAACCAATATATGGATGTTATGCTTAGGATGAGGAGGACTTTATGCCAACCTTCTCCTAATCTTGATACGAACGTTATGAGAACTATAATGCGTTATAGCTGTAGTATTGATAAAAGAAGAAATATTATTTTAAGGAGATGACAATATGTTAATAAAAAACATTGACGACCAAAGAGCTTTAACAGATATGGGGTCTGCTCTATTTGTTAAAAAATCTAGCGGTAAGTATTCTTTATTCTTACCTGTAACTGATTTACCTGCTACTGGTTCTGCGCCAGACCAACAGGAAACAACTACTACAACAAGTAGAAGAAAGGTTTATACACCTGCAAGACAAGATACTCCACAAAAAGAATTTACATTCTTCCCACATCGTGACAATTACATTACTCTAGAAAAATATTACAACAAGTCAGCTTCATTCCTTCAAATCAAAGAAGATGGAACTGCTTGGTCATTCGAAGGTAAGGTATCATACTACGATGACGCAGTATCTACTAATAGTGTTAGTACTGCTAAATTAGTAATTACTACTTCATCAGCAGCTGAAAAACCAATCTTAAATGTTTATGATTTAATCGAAGACACTGTTACAATTACAAATGCAATTGATTCAGTTGTAGAAATATCTAAAACTGGAACGCAAGAAGTTAACGTTGTTACAGACCCAGCTGATGCTACTATAACTGCTGAATCAGACACTGCAGCTGTTGCTACTGCTACTGTAGAAGGTAAAAAAGTAACTATTTCGGCTGTTAAAGAAGGTAGTGCAATCATTACTATTAAAGCAACAAAGGCAGACAATGCAGACGGATTTACTACAATATTAGTAATCGTAAAATAAAAAAAATAAAGTTAGAATAGGAGAAAATAATAAATATGAAAAAAGAATTAGAAATCGGCGGAGTTACTTATACGTTAATCGCCAATAGAGAAATATCAGACCTTTTCGAAAAATGTGTTAAGGTCGATGCAAAAGGTAACGCACAAATTGAAGCTCCAAGCAAGAAGTCAGTTTTTAATGCATTATTAAAAACTACACATAATTTAAGCATGGAAGATTCAAATGCAATATTAGCAAAAGCTGATGAGGAGTATGGAATAGAGCAAATGAATGCTGCTATCGATATGATGTTCAACTCAGTTTTTACTCAAAGTTCACCAGAGAAAACGATTTCTTGGTTGAACGACGAAACGGAAAACAAGAAGAAATAACAACTCCACAAGAGTTTAAGCCAGTTAGAAATTTAAATGCTTACAATTACTTTTTAGAGTATTTATTTCCCGACGCTATATTATACGGTATGAGTTACGACGAGTTTTGGAATAAAGACCCACAGTTGTTTTTCTCATACCGTTTTTCTTATATGGAAAAGTTAAAAGAAACTGAATACAAAGAAAATTACATAGCTTGGTTGAACGGTGTATATAATTATCAAGCCTTTCAAACAGTTTTATTCAATGCATTCAGAGGGAAAGAGGAACAACCACAATCCTATTTGTCTAAGCCAATAGACTTCTATTCAAAACCTGAAACACCAGTTTCAAAGGAGAAAAAAGAAGTTAAAAAGAAAAATGGCTGGGCTAGACTTAAAGAAAGGAGTGTGAAATAAAAATGGCTACAAGTGCTGGAAATGTAGAAAGTAAAGTCACTATTACTGCTTCTACAAATGGAGTAGAAAAAGCGACTATGCAGGTTTTGAAACAGCAATTAGCTTTTGAAAAACTTAATACTCAGGCAGCTAGAACAGCTCAAATACAAGCAAGAACAAATGCTATAGAGCAGCAAAATATTGCGAAAAAAGCTAAACTAGAAGCACAGACCAGAAAAGTTGCTCAGCAAACAGAAAAGTATGCTGCAACTGTTGCAAAAGCAAGAACACAACAATCGTTGTTTAACAAAGTAATAGATGTAGGTAAACTGTTAAGCGGAGTTTATGCTTTAAAGACCATAGGTAATAGCTTTATAGATTTAATACGAGGGTCTGCTGATTACATAGAAAACATGAACTTGTTTAATGTAGTTATGGGTCAAAGTACAGAAAAAGCTGAAAACTTTATTAACAAAATGCACGACGCCTTAGGATTAGATACTTCTAAATTGATGGAGTATATGGGTACATTCAAGGGCATGGCAAATAACATGGGTATTGTAGAAAATAAAGCTTACGATATGTCGGAGGGCTTAACGAAATTAGCTTACGATTTGTCTTCATTCTACAATACATCTGTTGAACAAGCATTTACATCTTTATCTAGTGCTATTACAGGTCAAACAAAATCTATCCGTGAACAATTCAACGGTATAGATGTTACGATGGGTACATTACAAACAGAACTAGATAGACTCGGAATAGACAAAACTACATCAGATTTAAGTTATGCTGAAAAATCTGTATTAAGATATATTTCTATTTTAAGACAAAGTCAATCGGCTCAAGGCGACTTTGCTAGAACTATGATGTCTCCATCACAAATGATGAAACAGATGACTGAAAGAGTCGCAACACTAGCAAGAGCATTCGGTAATATGTTTATACCTTTATTAAGAGCTGTTTTGCCATATGTTTTAGCCGTTACAGGCGCATTAACTACATTGTTTAATACAATATCTAAATTCCTTGGGTTTGAACCTATGACGTTTGATTACGAAGGTATAAGCACAGGAATGGGTGGAGTATCTGATGACATAGATTCTGTTGGAGATTCTGCCGATAAATCAAACAAGAAAGTAAAAGAATTCAAAAAACAATTACAGGGGTTTGATGTTTTAAATGTTATAACTACTCCTACCGATTCAAGTTCAGGTGGAAAAGGTGGCTCAGGTGGCGGTGGAGTCGGAAGTATCGACCCAAGATTATTAGCTGCAATAGATAATTACAACAACAGATTAGACTTAGCCAGTGATAAGGTAAAAAAATTACAAGCCGCAATAGAAAACTTTTTTGCACAAATCGATTTTGAACCATTAAAAAAATCTCTAGATAATTTATGGAATTCAATGAAATTAGTCGGAAATTTTGCTTGGCAGGGATTAAAAGATTTCTACAACGAATTCTTAGTTCCAGTAAGTAAATGGACTTTAGGAGAAGGATTACCGAGATTTATAAATGCAATAGCTAACGGACTAGCAAAAATCGATTGGGATAACTTAAATGCTAAGCTTAAAGAATTATTTAAGGCTTTAGCCCCATTTGCTATTCACGTTGGAGAAGGATTATTATGGTTCTTTGAAAAAGTATTAGTGCCTTTGGCAACATGGACTATTTCTGATGTATTACCTATATTTTTAGATGCATTAACTAGTGCATTAAAGATTTTAAACAATGCAATAGAAGTGGCAAGTCCATTATTAAGCTGGTTATGGGATAATTTCTTATCAAAAATAGCAAGCTTTGTAGGTGGAACTGTTGTCGGATTTTTGCAAGGAATTGCTGATGCACTAAAACTTATAGCAAACAATAAGGCTGCTAGTACTGTATTAACAGGTGTGTTAGTGGCTATAACTGGATTGGCTGCTATAAGAACTGTAAAATCATTGTTAGATACCTCTAACGGATTAGCAGCAATAATAAATAAAGGTTCTCAAAGTAGTAAAGTATTAACTATATTGAGTGGTGCTTTAAAAGGAACTAAGGTAGAACTTGCAGAAGGTGCAAACAAATCACAAATATTCTCTGCATTCTTAAAAAATATAGGAAGTTCTGCTAAAACAGTAGGAAGCTCAATATTGACTGCTGGAGCTAATTTCTTAACATTTGGTAAAAATGTAGCAACAGGACAAGTAAGTGCTAAAAATCTTGGAAATACTTTGTCAGGAACTTTAAAGAACTCATTTTCTGGAGTTACAAAGAGCTTAAAAGATTTCAACACAAAACTAGGAGAATCAATTACCAATTATTCAAAAAATGCTTCCGCAGCAACAAAACTAGGAACTTCTTTAGTTGGAGCTGCAGGATTATATGTTGCTTTCAAATCAACAAGTGCAGGCGTGGAAGAGTTCAATAAAAAAGGAGAAATGACAGCCTCTACATTGGGTAAAATTGCCGGTGGTGCTTTAGGTGCAGCCGCAAGTGGAGCAGCAATAGGAGCGCAATTTGGTATTTGGGGTGCCGCAATTGGTGGAGTTATTGGACTACTAACCAACTTAGTTGGAGTTTCACTTAATGCTAAATCAGCTGAAGAACAGTATGCAGAAGCAGTGGAAAAATCGGCTAAGAAATCTAAAGAATATACTGATACTCTTGAAGAACAATACAAGAAAATTGAGAATAGTGCTAAAAAAGCTCTTGGAGAACAGACATACAATCAAAATTTATTAAATGAATTAAAAAATATAGTTGATGCAAATGGCGATGTTCAACAAGGCTATGAAAAGAGAGCGGCGTTTATTGTTGGAACGTTAAACAAAGCTTATGGCACGGAAATGACTATGATAAACAACCATATAGATGGTTATAAAAAATATACGGATGAAATCCAAGATTTGATAGAGAAAAAGAAAGCCGAAATTGCTTTAAATGCTGCCGAAGAAAAATATAATGTTGCGCAGGAAAACAAAATTAAATTAGCAAAAGAAGTTACCAAATGGCAAGATAAATATGATGCACAAATGTCTAAACTTAATTCAAAACAGCAAAGAGCTGTAACAATTCTTACAGAAGAAGCAAAGGCTCGAGGTTGGTCAAAAGAAAAACTTGACGAATATATAGATTCAATTAAAAAAGGTCAAATGCCTCAGGATTTATATATGAACACAACACAAAAAACTTACAATAGCTTATTAGAATTAAACGGTGAAATAAAAAATACCCAAGGTGTTCTAGATACGACATCTGACGCATTAGATAACGCAAAAAATGCATGGGAAACAAATAACACTGCTATAATGGGATATGAAGATTTACTTGCTGCTACAGTGAGTGGAGATACTGATGCTATAAATCAAGCTGTTGCTCAAATGGGTTCTACTCATGTAGAAAATGGAAAGATTGTTCAAGATAGTCTAACCGACCAATTAAACGCAGCAACTTTGACATATAACGGAATAGTTGATGAGGCCAAGAAAAAAGGTAAAGAATTAAATGATACAGAAAAGGCCACAGCACTAGCTTCATATAATAATATAATAGCTAATTTAACTGCACAAACAGAAGAAGTTAAAAATGGAAAATATTCGAAAGATTTAAAAGCAGCATGGAGAACTCTATCATCAGACAATTTTGATGCTTATAAGATTGCTTTAGACAAATTAGAACCAGAACAACGTTTAGCTATAGAAAAAATTACTGGAGTATTTACGGAAAAAACCCCAGAAGTTACTAAAGCAGCAAACAAACTTGGTACTAAAGTGGTTAAAGCAATGGATAAAAAGAAAGAGGCCAAAAAAACAGCTAATGATGCTATAGTCGAGTATATGAAAGGTCTTTCTGATGAGCAACAAAGAGATTTATTAGAAAAAGCCGGTATCAAAAATGTTGATAAGGTTATGTCCGGATTAAAGAAAGGTGACATTTCTGATTCAGTAGGGCAACAACTTGTAAGAGGGTTATCAAGAGGTATCAAAAATGATTATTGGCAGGGGCAATCTTTTATGGCCGCTACAGGCTTAATGAACAATATAATTAGAAAAATGAAAGATGCCGCTCAAATCAAATCTCCATCAAGGAAAACTAGAGAATTGGGTATTTACTTATTACAAGGTATCTCTAAAGGCTTTGAGGCAGAAAAGACCGCAACGCTATCTAATGCGGCAAAAAACATGAATAATGTAATAGATACTATGTCTGCTGTTGCCAATAGCTCAGATACTTCTGTGGGCATAGACTTCTCTGAAACTGTGAGCGAATCTTTAGATACTCTTATGAATCGTTTAAACGCTTTTTACAGCAATTACGCTATAGTGATGGATAAATTATCGCTTAAAACACAAACTGCGCTATTAGAGGCTTCTAATGTGTCTGCAGATGTAAATGATGCACTTAAAATAATTCCTTCATCTAATAATTATACAGATTTATTTGGTGGTCAAAACATCGATATGTCGAGCATAAATCTAACTCCAAATAAAGGGGGATATTTTGATAGCAATCAAATTTCAACAAGCTTGGCAAATTCAGTAGACCAAGCCATGTCAAAATACTACGGTAGACCACAATCTTTAAATGCAACAATACCAGTTTACATAGGACAAGATAAAATAGATGAAAAACAAAGACAAATAAGTTTGCGAAACAATAACATGTACGGAACAGCAAGGTAGGTGAGAAGAAAATGACAGAAGCACAAATAGATAAACTGTTAGATGAATACGAACTAACTTATATAGACGGCGTGCCTTTAAATGACCCTAAACCTAAAGCGCCTTATGGATTCGGTAAATATGAACAAGATTTAGATAGTGGGCGTGACATATCAGGAGTGATGGACAGAAATGTCCTTCCTCACCACCCACGTAAATTATTTTTAAACTTTCCTTACGGAATGAATAAAGCACAAATGTCTAAACTGCTAAATTTGGTAGATAAATCTACATTAAGTGTTAAAGCATATGACCCATGGACTGGGGATATGCAAACAGTTAATATGCAGATGATGCACGGTGATTTAGTTCCACAAGTAGATTACTTTTATTTTGATTACGATACACAAAAAGTAGATTGCAAATATCAAGAACTTTCAATCGAATTAGTAGAGTATTAGGAGGTTAAAATATGTATAAGAATGTAAGCGATAAATTCAAAGGAGAAAAAGGTGTTTTAAGTAGAGGACGTACTAACATAGGATATATACAACCTATAAATGAAAATACTATTTCAGGAACTTCTGTATCAATAATAGACGGAATAAAAGATAAAACAGAATTAGCAATAGATGGTAAATCTACACAAGAAACAAGAAGTGGTAAGAACTTACTGAATTACATAGATAATTTAATTCCAAATGTTAATGGGCTGACTAATACTATAAATCCAGACGGAAGTATAACAACTACTGGTAAGCCTGCTCATAATTATACAGCAATAACTAAAGGCATTGCTGTGACAGACTTATTAGAAGATAAACAAGTATATACAATATCGCAAGAAAAGCCAGGAAAAATATATGTTCAGATAAATGCTATAAAAAAAGATGGAACATTCACATATTATAATTCTTATAATAGAAATGTGTCGTTTACTGTGGACAAATCATTATATAAAAGTTATACTGCTGTCATACAGGGCCCATTAATGTCTACATGGGGAGATAGTTCACTAACAATAACAAATAAATATATGTTATGTAAAGGAACAGATACTGTATTTGAACCATACGGAGTAATGCCTAGTCCAGACTATCCTAGTGAAATAGAAAATGTAAAAGGTAAGAACTTGTTTAATGGAGGAGAAACAACAACAAATAATGGTATAACATTTACTAAAAATGAAGACGGCACATACAACATAAAAGGCACGGCAACTGCACAGGCAAATTGTTATAATTTTATTGATATAAATAAATCTAATATTGTGAATGGTGAAACATATACTTTATGGCAAAGTATTAAAATACCTGGGGTAGATATTTTAATTGAAGTTTATAATGGCAACACATGGATAAGGCATATGCTTACTACTACAACATTACCTGCAACACATACTGCTAATATAAGTGGTGGAAACAGAATAAGATTAGCAATAAGAGTTGCCAAAGATGTAACAGTAGATGTAAAAAAATTACAAATACAACTAGAAAAAGGTTCTGTTGCAACAAGATATGTACCATATGGAAATATACAAATAGTGGAAACTGGTAGAAATCTAATTGATTACACTGCAATGAATAATCAAGGATATATAAATATAAATGGAAATGAAATAACAATAAATAATACAAGTGATACAAATATATATCCTTTAATTATTTTTCCAACACCTTTAGAAATTGGGGATTATACATCAAGATTAGAAGTGCAAAGCATTACATTAGGGAAAACTTGTACTTTATATGTCATGGACGCTAAAAATATGTACACAGGCGACCATAGTATTATACAAACGATGTCAACAGAAACAACCTATGTTACATCAAAAACTTTTACTGATAAAATAAAAAAATATATGATTGTAGTTCCTTCGAGAACAAAAATAACATTAAATGCAATGCTTGTAAAAGGAACATATACAAGTGCAACAATAGGGAGCTACGAACCTTATACAGAAGAAGTAGTAAACATAGACCTAAAAGGAAATGAATTAACTAAGTATGATAAATTGATTACCAAAGACGGAAAAGCTACAATTCAAAAGAAATCAAGACATTTAAGTTTAGCTATTAAATATATGAATAATTTAGAAGATTATCCTGGTTGGCAACCTCAACCAGAACTTTTGAAAGATTATCCTGGCAAAAATGGTTCATTTTATGCTGCATCAATATCATATATGACTAATATTTCTAATTCTGTTATTGGTCCTAGTTTAAATACATTAGGTAGTAATGGTGTAATATTTCTTGCAAAAACATTTTATGGTTTGACCCAAACTCAATGGAAAGAAAAATATCCTGATTTAGTACTTGATTTAATATATGAACTAAAAGAACCTTATGAAATAGATTTAGGAGAAGTAAGTACACTAACTACTTATGAAGGTACATCTAATATAACAAATAGTGAAGATGCTGAAATGAGTGTCAAATATAGCCAATTAGGAGATAAAATTTCAAAATTCGTTCAGGGGCAATTTATGTTACAAGATAAATGCTCTGTAGATGGCAAATTAATAGGTAATGTTATTGCTAAGAACTTTGAATGTCAAATATATAGTGGAAAAACATATAACCTTGTGGATAAAAGAGTGAGAGTCCATACAGGTTTAAGATTTGACGACGGCACAGAAGAATATGTTCCTTGGGGGGACTTTATTGTAGATACATACGAAAATGTAGAATCAAGCAATTATGTTTCTATTAAAGCCATGGACTATATGGTCAAGTTTAATCCTGCTTATATAGATAATTCTCATTATCCTTGTTACCTAAAAGATTGGGTAGTTAATTTTGCAAATTATTTTGATGTAGAGCTAGGAGATTTGTCTTATGAATTGACTGCAGATACTGAAATAAATACAGAAAAAATATATTACACAAAAAACGGTGATGATTATGAGCCTGTAGATAATCCTGAAAAAGAAAATATATCTACATATTATGAAGTCGATTTAGGTAGTGTTTCAAACCAAAATTTTGAGATAATAGAAACCCCTGAAATTGCAAATAAAACAGGAAGAGAAATTCTTAAAAGTGTTGTAGAAATGTTTGGTAGTTTTGCTACAATTGGAAGAGATAATAAATTATATTTTAAATTGAAAGAAAAGACAGGGGTTAAAATTCCAAAATCTCCAACATTACATAGTCTTACTAAGAACGAAAAATACGGTGAAATAAACGTCGTAGTCCTTAAACTAGGGCAAGCAGAAGGAGAAAACGTAACGAAGCGTGACGAGGCTAGTATCGCCAAACATGGAGAGAATATAATACAAATAGAAGATAATGTATTCTTGAACAGTCAAGCTAAAAGAGAAATGGCAATAAACGAATTGTTTGATAGACTAAAAGGTTTTAGCTATGTAGACTTTTCTGCTGAATGGAATAATTTTATGTATTTAGACTCTGGAGATGCAATTGAATGTCAAAACAAAGATGATGACACATACTTTGAAACAATGCTTTTAAATCAAACTTTATATATTCCTAATACAACAAAAAGCACGATATCTGCTCCTTCCGAAAGTAAAGCAGAAGAAAAATATCAATTTACAGAAGAACAAAAGCAGATAAACCTGTATACAGAATTTAGAGTTAATAAAGTGGAAGGTGCAATTACTGCTACAACGAAAAAAACTCAAGACATATACGACGATTTGAATAATAATTATTATTCAAAAACAAATATAAATCAATTACTTCAAACTGCTGAATCAGGTATAACAAACACTTTTAGTGAAGCTGGTGGAAATAACATATTCAGAAATACCGGATTATGGTTCAAAGCTGATACGGCAAACATTCGAAATTTGTACAATGGAAGTTTTATTTATTGTACCTATAACTCAGATGCTGTTAATAAATCATTAACAAATGTATACCCTTCATCTACTAGCGTCACCAGCTATATAAGAAGTGAAGAACTCATGGAAATTAATTCGGCGTATGAATATAGTTTGGATGTTCCAGAACTAACATATAAACATGGAGACACTACGCTATCTTATAAAACCAGTTTGTTGGAATTGACATCTAATAGAGAATTCCAATTAGAAAACGGGAAGATATTGAAACACGAATTAAGTGCTGGTTCAAGTACAATAAAATTCAAAAAGAATACAGCATACGTAATGCTTTTACTTGAGAACCAAAACTTTAGTAGAAATATTCTTGTAGGCGATAATTTAAACGGAAAGACGATTTATTCTTCTTTACCTGATAATTTTTACGAAACGTTAAACGAACAAGCTGTTACTACTTCTATGTTTGTCAAAACATCAACTAGCAATGCTATAGGTGTTCATACGCAATTATCAAAAGGATTATTTAACGTCGGATGTAATACAATCAGTAACTTCGAACAATCCATAATGCCTACGATTAATTTCTATGTAAAAAACGATATAAAGACCGTGAATGAAAAATCACTTAAAATGAGTGATACATTTGGAACCGTTACAGAAATAGATAAAAATAATTTGGCATATCCATATCTGAAAATTGGAATAAATACAAATCTCGAAATAGCTAATGCAAAAACAACATTAAAAGAGTTCTCTATACAAATAAAAACAAGCGATAATCTTTATGAGTTTTGGGAAGGCGAAATCGTTAGAAATTCAAACGATGAAGCTGCTAATAATAATTCGATGTTACTTTTAAACGGAGAAGTTTATCAAGAGCAAGAAGTTCCTAACGGGAATTATGCTATTAGTTTTATGTATCAAAAATTAAATGAGTTGGCTAATGCTAGCGTGTTAATCAACGATAAAGAATATCAACTTGATAGTACAGAATTAAAACAATTCTATACAGGTGAACAAGATAATGAAACTAAAGAATATATCACTCAACCAGTAGAAGTTACTACAAATCACATAAGAATAACATTTAAATGTGATGTCGATAATGCGGTAGAAATATATGATTTGATGTGTAACAAAGGAACAGTTAAACTGGCTTATTCTCAAAACGAAAACGAAACAACTACTGAAACAGTTAACATATCAAAAGGTATAACAATTACTTCAACAAATATGGAAACCATATTCAAAGCTAATGCAAATGGAATAAGAATATTGACTTTACAAAATGCAACGATAGCTTACTTTACCGATAAAGGCTTAAGTACGAAAGAAATTATTGTTGAAGATGAAGCTCAGATATGTAGAACGTTAATACAAAATGTAGGAGACCAGACATGGTTTACGAGAATGTGAGGTGGTATAAATGAATGGAACAGAATTTGCACGAATAAATGGTAAGTATTCGACAGCATTTATAGGAACTTATGAACGTACAGGTCAAAACATTGTCGGCAATTATTCAACATTTACAATAAGAGTATACGCTTATTACGGAGGTTCAACGCATACTTCTTCTAGTTATGGAACTGTATGGATTTCTGGAACTCAATATGGAATTGGTAGATACACATTATATCCTGGCTATAAATTACTAGCCAGCAAAGATATAACTGTTTATCATAATAATGATGGTTCATTCCCATATACAACAGTTGCATTTGCAATCAATTCATACCATGCTAATGGTGAAACCTCTGGAGCAATATCAGCCCCAACAATACCAAGGCAAGCGAATGTAACAGGGTATAATGACTTTAATGATGAACAAAATCCAACAATAACTTATAACAATCCAGGTGGTTTTAGAATAAATGCAAGACTAGAATTCGCTGGAACTAATATTAAAAGAGATAACATTCCAAATACAGGAAGTTATACATTCAATTTAACTGACGCTGAAAGAAAATTATTAAGGCAAAAATGTACTAATAATACTATGACGGTTAGAGGTGTAATAGCTACTTGTATAGGTGGCACTACAGAGAATTATTGGAGTTATTGGGATAGAACAATGACAATTGTCAACGGCAATCCAGAATTTAGTAATTTCAATTTTGAAGATGTAAATACAACGACGACGACTTTAACCGGTGACCCTAATGCTGTAATAAAAGGATATTCTACCATTTTGGTAACAATACCTACAAGTATGAAGGCTACTGCTAAAAAAGAAGCTACAATGTCTAAATATAGAATTACATCGGGAACTGCTAACCCTGTTGAATTGCCTTATAGTGACACATTACGAGTAGGTGGACAACTATCAGCTCCGACAGACCCAACAATAAACTGTTATGCGATAGATAGTCGTAATAATTCTACTTTGGTCAGTAAAGCAATAGCAACATTTTTAAACTATAGCGTTATAACTAAAGGAACTATAAATGCGAATAGAAAAAATGGAACATCAGAAAATGTTACTCTTAAAATAGATGGAACTTACAATGCTATCAATTTTGGTAAAGTTACTAACACCATAAAATCAGCAAAATATAGATATAGAGTATCTGACTCAAGTACTTGGTCTGACTATCAAGATTTAACAATTAATACTAGCGTAAGCGGAGAAAATGGCAGTTATTCTTATGATGGGTTAATTATGGGTGATACTTCTACAAAAGGATTCAATGTTGAAAAATCTTATACAATAGAAGTTGTCGTATCTGATGAACTTTCATCTGTTACGTTTACTGCTAATATAGGCTCAGGCATTCCAAACATTGCACTTTCAAAAAATGGTGTAGGAATAATGGGCAAATATGATGAAAGTGTCGGCGGAGATTTACAAATAAGAGGCAAAAATCCATTTAAACGACAAGTGGCATCTGCTTGGATGACATCTAATATTGGTAGCTATGCAGGTAAGATAACATTAAATCAAATCAATTCTAATTCCGAAGATTTAACATTGTCGAATGGCGGAATTAGAATAGGAAAATCGATAAAACAAATATTAGTTAGTGGAAATGTATTTGTTCAAGCTCAAAAAAATGACAGCTATTTGTGGACATCTATAAGAAAAAATACTGCGGAAATAAGTATAGCAATAGATAACTATAATACCTATTTTGCTTCAACATCACATTCACCTAAACTTGTTGATGTTCAAGAGGGAGATATAATTTATCTATGGCAAATATCACAAGCGCCAGGTCAAATTCGTTCGGGTTACAATACATACTTAACTGTGGAAGTTATAGAATAGGAGATGTAAAATGACGCAAGAAAAAATAATCGAATTATATGGAACAATTGAGTTTTATAACAAAGCAATGGCAGAACAATATTTACAAGACACTGACTACATTGCTAACAAGATGATTGAATATCAATTTTTGGGTAAAGAACTCGATAAAGATTACACTGAGACCCTAAAAAAACGAGAAGAAGCACGAGAGGTTATAAGAAATTATGAAAAATAAAAAGGAGAAATAAATGACAAAAGAAGAATTACAAAGGCTGACTCAAGTTGAGGATAGAAGTAAGTCTAATACTAAACGATTGGATGGATTAGACCAAACTATAAATAATATACAAGATTTGGCGTTAGCTGTAAAAGAAATAGCTGTAGAGATGAAAGCTATGAGAGAAGATATGAATAAGATTGATAAAAGAGTGATGGCAATAGAATCAAAGCCTGTCAAAAGATGGGAAAACATAATAGATAAAATAATATTCACAATATTAGGATTAGTAATTGCTTTCATATTTTCTAAAATAGGAATGTAATTATTTTTCTCCTTAGTCTGTCATAATGAATGGCAGGCTTTTTTATTGACAATTTATACATAAGTGTTATAATATAAATAGGGGGAAGGAGAGATTGAATTGGCTGAATTATTCTTAGGTCAGATGCCAGAAGCTATCTATTGTGCATTATTTATGATAGCTTGTAAAAACATCAAAGACCATAAATTTTTATTTGTTCTACTTATGGTAATGGATTATCTATTGCTAACAAGAATTTTGATATTCAATAGTTGGTTTCAGTTATTATATGTCATAATAACTTATACAATTCTTAAAGTATTATATAAAGATAAAACCAAAGTATTCGATATCTTTTATATGGTTTTATGTTATATAACTCTAATTATATCCGGAGCGATATGTTATGGATTGTTTGGGGATAATATGATACTAGCTAACTTCGTAAACAAGACAGTCTTGTTCGGTAGTTTATTCTTATTCAATAATAAACTACATCAATTAGATAATATTTATTATAAACATTGGAACAGGAATGATAAAATAAAGAAAACTGTTAAAACTATTACATTTAGAAGTGTCAATCTTATAATAGCAAATATTGTGCTAATAGTTATAAATATAGGCATGGCTATTGCCGTTCTATTTAGCAGATAGAAAAAGGAGGTGTTGACACATGTGGAACTCAATTTTTTGGTTCTGTGATGAAGTGGACGGTGAATAATTGTGAATAAAAAGGTATTAATACGTTCTATTATATTTAATTTGGTAGAAACTTTGCTTATATTTGGATGCGGATTAATTTTGAAAATAAAAGGTAAACATATATTACTCATTATGTTATTGTTTATGTTTTCAAAAGCTTTATTCGGAAAATCTTTACACTATAAAAAATGGTATAAGTGTCTATTATGTTCTTTGCTTATTTTATCTACATTGTTTGGAATATTTAAGTTTGATTCTCATCAAGCATTTATACTCACAATATTTAGCTCATATATAATGACTTCAAGAGCCGATGTAAATGTAGATTATAACAAATTAACAGAAAATATAGTAGACTTTATAAATAAAAACTTATATCATTGGAGTGGTAAGTCTTCTAAATATGACCCTTTAAGAGACTTTGTCGGGCTTTCACCTAATAATTCCATAATCTTGGATTATGAAGAATATTGGAGAAAAAATAATCCATTAAGACTTGAAATATTCAGATTATTTTACAGAGAACGTAAAACGTATGAAGAAATTCGTAAATTAAAAGATTATGATGAAAACAATATAATAAAGGGTGAATGCAAATCTATTTATGAACAATTAGAAATACCTTTAAATTTACCACCTCTAAAAAAATCATGAGAAAACACTTGTAGGTGTCCTAGAAATAGGGCATCTTTTTTTGTTATATTTTAGATAGGAAAGGAGATAAATGTTACTTGAAGGAGAACCCTAATAAGAAAAGTATATTTTGTCTTCTTTTTTGTTAGAATTCAGAGAAGAGAGGAGAAGTAATATGTTTCCGTATAACCAACAATTATTCCAACAGGACTTATTGAACATGAGAGATAGGATAGACAGAAATTTAAACCAAATTCAAAATCCAAATAGTCAACAGACTCCTATTACTCAAAACTTTCAATTAGCTCCAAATCAAGGTGGAATCGGCGTTAAATATGTGAACAGCATAGAAGACGTAAAAAAAGAACTCGTATTTGCTGATACTGTATTTTTAGATAAAGAGTATGCAAATATGTGGATAAAAAATGCAAAAGGAGAAATAAGAACTTTTAGCATAATAGAAATTATAGCAAAGGATGAAAAAGATTTAGAGATAGAAAATTTGAAATCTCAAATAGAAGAGTTGAAAGGAATGATGCTAAATGCAAAACATGATGATGCAAATGTTAATGAATCAACTACGAGCAAGAAATCCTCAAATGTTTCAAATGATAAATCAAGCAAGAAATAGCGGTGCAAATCCAAAAGATTTTATGAAACAAGTTATGAATGGAGCTACACCTGAACAAATGCAGAATGTCTTAACTCAAGCTAAAAACATGGGGGCTCCAGATGAGGTACTTAATCAAATTCAAAATATGTCAAGATAGGTATCAACCTTAAAATGGTTTGATATAGATTAATATTTAGAAAGGAGAATGTTTATGGAAACTATGCCTTTAACTGCTGCAGACGTAGGTGCTGTTGTTGGAAATAGGGGCGGCTATGATGATGGCTTTGGCTATGGTTCTTGGTTCTGGATAATCATAATCCTATTTGCCTTTTGGGGAAATGGATTTAACGGGAACAATGGTTTAGAAAATAATATAGATACTCGTTTCTTAGAAAGAGATATATTTAACACTAACCAAAATGTTTCTACCACTGGCTGTCAAACACAAAGAGATGTGTTAGAAGCAAAATATAATTTAGGAACTGAAGTATTAGAAAACAGGTTTAACTGTTCTCAAAATGCTTGTACAACTCAAAAAGAAGTTTTACAAAATCGTTATGATAATGCTTTACAAACACAAACATTATCTGCTCAAATGGCTGAATGTTGCTGCAACTTGAGAGCTGAGGGATTAGCTAACACTCAAAAGGTAATTGACCTTATTCAACAAGATAAGATTGACCAACTTAGAGAACAAGTTAATGCTACAAACTTAGCTCTTAACAACGCAAATTTAGCCAATACGGTTATAAATGCAGTACGACCATTCCCAAGCCCTAGCTACATTGTAAGTTCACCTTATACTAACTTATATAACCCTTACAACGGCTGTGGATGTGGAAACACAACTATAATATAATGCAAAGCCTATTTTAGGAACCTGATTACAGGAACTTGCAATTTGGTCGAATCCGACCAATTTAAAGATAGGTTTAAAAACCTATCTTTTTAAAATAATTGTATTTTTACAGATTATTTTGTCAATAATTGTGAAAAAAGCACAAAAATTTAATAAAAATGCACAAAATATTCAAAATATTGTGCAAAATTATAGAAAGGAATGATAAACAATGATAGAAAGTGTAATTAATACACCCGTTACATTAACTTCAAATTCTAGTAATGTAATATTTACAGTGGATGATTATAGGAGCCGTTCTGCTAATTGCAATTGCAATGGTTGGCTTCAACATACTCAAGGTTCACCACTTTATAAAATATTGAAAGGTGGTACTTATGAAATTGATTTGAGTGCCGTTGCTACAAGTGGTACTGCTGGTATAGTTGCTTTAGGTTTATATCAAGACGGAATTCTAATTCCAAACACAATAAGTGCAGCAACAGTAACTGCTGGTGACCTTGCAAATGTATCTTTTAATAAAAAAATAAGAGTATGTTGCAATGCAAATACAACATTAACAGTCGCTTCTGTTCCAACCGTAAATGCTGGAGCAACAGGAACAACTGCTACTGCTACTCAAGTTCCAATTATAACAAATGCTATATTTGGAATTGAAAAAAGAGCATAATGAATAACGAAACAAAAATGCCATGGAATTATGATATCTTGAATATCATTTCCATAGCAAGTTATTTATTGTCTATTCAAAACTTGCAATCAAACCAACAGCAAACTAGCAATGATGATTTAAGTAAACACCTAGAATCACAAGACCGCATATTGCAAGAACAAAACGAAAAGTACTTAAAGAAAATAATAGAACAAAACGAAACAATAATAAAGCTTCTGAAAGGAGGTAAATAATGGACGTAAAAGAAATGCTTGAAAAGATAATAGAGAGAGGTAAGCAAGAAGATATGTATAAACTAAATGACATGTTGGATGAGCTTATCTGTGAATTGAAAGAAGAAAAACATGAATTATACGAGCATTATAAAATGTGTCTGTATGAAATGGCATACGGTGGAAAAATAGACGAAAACGTGGCAGAAAAATGGGTTAAAAGTATGCAACCTATCGGAATGCACTGGACTATGTCTGAAACTACAGATGCTATGAAGCAACTAGATTATGATTGTGATAAAGTATCATTTTTTGTTGCAGCTAACATGATTTACAACGATTATTATAACGCTGTAAAAGAAGACGAAAGTTTGGCGTTGAAAATGGCTTACGATTTTTTGAACGACGAAGATGCAGTCGACAATAAATTATTTAAATATTATAAATACATTGTAAGAAAAGATTAACATTTCATATATAATTTCTTTCTTTTCCCCCTTAACAAAAGAAAAAAGGTATTGACAAAAAAAGTATATAGTGTTAATATTTAGATGTACTCAATAAGTACACCTCGCAAATCTTAATAACATTGTTTTTTTCTTACAATGTAAACTTTTGCTACCTTATAGGTAGCTTAGAATAGATATATAACTCAATTGGTAGAGTGTGGAGCGTACGCAATTCTTAAAAACCAGGACACGTAAGTTGTAGGTTCGAATCCTACTATATCTGTTCTAAGGTGCTTATAAAGTGCCAATCATATGTGATTATGTGTTGATTTATTCCCATAAAGGGAATGCTATCTCTTGTAGGTAGCATAGAATAAATAAAAACTGGTAAAAGGGAAGGACTTTTAATCCTTTGAGCCTATACTAGTAATGGCTTATAAAAAAGAGAAAAAACTGACGAGTGAGAATAGAATTTTCGTTACAGGTGCCTTTTATTTATTCTATGGTGTCTATAAGGCACTAATAAGTTTTTGTAAAACTTATTGCTTGTTTATTTAACAATAGGGTGTTGCCGCACCTTAACTATTGTTAACACTATCTTAGTAGGTAGTGATACTAAATAATAAAGGAACGCAATTAGACGTATTCTAATTAAAGGTAACTCAGACGAATATATTTTATTGAACTCGAGATAACAATAAAAATAATTCTAGGCAGAGAAGTGACGAAAGATTTTATTATTTAGTATCAGTACTTATTAGGGTACTAAGTTTGATATGTAAAGTTAGAAGTGGTAAGACACTGAAAAGTCTATCTTGCAAGTACTACATATCAATTCATATACTATTTGGTATATGCTCACTAACTTTAATAGTTAGTGTCCAGTGATATGTAAGATGAATAGTTTAAGTGCTAAAACATTCCAGTATGAAAGAGTGCTGGAAAGATTAGGGTTGAATGCCTTATGAGATAATATCAAAGTCATCATATCATTAGACAGTATCTATTAAAGATACTAAAATTCTTCGTGGGCATCACGTAAAAAAGAATAGCTTTATGTTATTCTTTTTGTTTAATTGCAAAAATGCAAGAAAAGTGGTATAATATAAGTGTTGGGATGTTTCTCTGACCTAACGTTAAGGATATGTGCGTATTGTACATATCCTATTTTTATGTTATAATATTTATGTACAAGGATAGGCAATTCTAAAAAAGAAAGGAGGGGCAAATAATATGGAATTAATACAAGACAATTTAATACAAATATTAGCTACTATAATTACTGCAGTAGCATCCTTTATAGGAATGTCAATAAAAAAAGCTTATACAAAGTATATTGATACTAAAACTAAGAAAGAGATAGTTGATTCAACAGTTAAGTATATTGAACAAATTTATAAAGGTGTAATGATATCTAATGAGGACAAACTATCTAAAGCAAAAGAAAAAGCCCTAGAATGGCTTAATTCTAAAGGTTTAAAGATAAGTGATACAGAGTTAGATATTCTTATTGAAAGTGCCGTAAATGGGCTAAAAAAGACAAATGAGGTGAAATAATATGAAAAAATTCGGAATTGATATTTCAAAGCATCAAGGAGATATTAACTTATCTGCTTTAAAAGATAAAGTAGGTTTCATAATAATAAGAGCGGGGTATTCAACAACAGTTGACCCTAAATTTGAAAGGAATTACAATCTATGTAAGGAACTAGGCATTCCTTGTGGAGCATATTGGTATTCTTATGCATTATCAACTGATTCTGCAAAAAAAGAAGCTCAAGCTTTTCTAAATGTTTTAAAGGGAAAACAGTTTGAATATCCTGTTTACCTAGATATGGAAGATGCAGACGGTTATAAAAAGAAACACAAATATGACTTCAATGATTCCAAAGCAATAAGCGAGACATTCTGTTCAATCGTTGAGGGTGCAGGCTATTATACTGGTATCTATGCTTCTAAATCATGGTTTGACACTTATTTAGGAGGCTTAGATAAATATAATAAATGGATAGCACATTGGGCTAATGTAGATTATGAAGGAAAACCAGGAATAGGAATGCATCAGTATACTTCTAAATGCATGCTTGAAGGCTATTCAGGAAATTTAGATGCAAACTACGCATTATTAGATTTTCCTACAATTATAAAAGAAAAGAAATTAAATGGATATGGAAACACTCCGACAAACGTAGTTGTAGAACCAACACCATCAACCAATTCAAATAAGGCTAGCACAGGTTATACTACATACAAGATAAAAAGAGGAGACACTCTTACAAAAATTGCCGCTAATTACAATACTACAGTTAACGCAATAGCTTCTTATAACGGTATAAAAGACCCTAATAAGATAAAAGCTGGGGCTACAATAAAAATACCTTCTGGCAGTGTTGTTAATTCTAATCCAGATTTAAAAACTAATGTAAGAACACATAGAGTTGTAAAAGGGGAAAACCTAAGCACTATTGCTAAGAAATATGGAACAACTTGGCAAAAAATATACAAAGATAATAAAGATAAAATAGGAAGTAATCCAAATTTTCTGAGAATAGGAACAACTTTAGTTATTAAATAGCATTTTAAATGAATCAAGTTACCGTCTTGATGATAAGAGAATTCAAAATCAAACAACTAGGATACGATTTTATGGCGTATTCTTTGCAAAAAGACGATATATATACCTACCATCATCTCATAATTCCTAACAGAGATGGTGGAAAGGTAACAAGAGAAAATGGCGCTATACTATGTGGTAAAACATCTCATCCTTATTTGCACTTGATAGAGGCTAAAGATTACGAATTGTTTCAAGCTATTACTTTAAAAATGATAGAAGAAAACAAACAAGGTTATTTAGATGCACAAAGTATGCGTTTTATAGATGATTGCTTAACATATTTTGAAAGAGAACATTGCTCTGATAGAAATAGAAAAGGCAAAATATTAATAAAAGAACAATATACTAGAAGAAATAAATTCTAATGTATTGACATAAGTACATTAATATGTTACAATTAAATTGCTTCTATTATTAGATGCGAATATCCGAAATCAAATGTTAATCTTCAAGAAGAGAGAGTCTGTAAAGATTCTCTTTTCGCTTTATATATACGGGGTTCGTGTGCGTACGCATTTAATGAAAACCAAGGGGTAGGGGGTATACGGGGTTCGTGTGTACATCATGCAAAATAAAAAATAGGGGGTAGGTCTTTCTTTTTTTTCTCAAATGTGGTATATTGTAGTTGTATCACTTCCTTTATACATATAAAGTGGGTATAAAATGATTGTTATGATTGCTAGGGAAAGCTGCTGGTAAACCCTCTGCGGAAGAAAGTAGCCTAGCTCAGTCTTAAAGAAAACAGTACCGCAACTGTTCTCAAACCCTTAAGCCAATTACTCTCAAGACTGAGCGTTATACTTATGTATTGAAGTTTCAACTCTTTTCTATTATTTGACACTTACAAAATCTTTTTTTAAACTTCAATACACCATTTTACTAAGAGAATGTTATATTCTCGGAGCTGCATCATCAGCTTAACTCCTTACAAAGTACTACATGGATAGTACTTTTTTTGTTAGCAAACTTGACGTAAAATTGACAAAATATAAACTTTGTTGTATACTAAAGGTGTTGTGAATAATAAGCCATAATTCAACAACACGCTTATCTCTCGTTTCAATCAAGTTTGGTACATTAAGTTCCTTCTTAGATATGTTTGGATAAGTTCTATTTATTTCAATCTTTATTCTTTGCTTTAGAGCTAGCTTATGCTGGCTCTTTTTTTGTGGAAGAGTATATTAATATATTATATGGGTAATTTGCAATATATATGGGTGATTTCCAATAATAGGGTGTTCTTTTATATAGAAATGGGTAATCTGCATATAGGTGATTTGGGTGATTGCCTATATAGGCACTCACTTTTTCGGAATGTCAATAAAATGCATATTTACATTTATTTACATTTCTTTGTGTTTTTTATAGCCGTTCTTGTTCTTATATTTTAACTATTTTAAAGACCCAAAATAAAGCCATTTGCAACGGTTTTTGTTCTTAACGTATAAATCTATTAAATTATTAAAAAAAGGGCTTAAATGAGCTATTTTTACTATTATACGCAATATTTAAACTGTAGTTATATTGTAAAACGTTGTATAAAGCCATTTCATGCCATAAATAGCGTTGTTAATAATAAAATAGTATAATTAATCGTCGGAACATAAAACACGCCTTAAAATGGCACAAAATGGCGTCGTTTTTATGCCCGTAATTTTTAAGAAAAATAAAAAAGCTAGATTCTAATCTAGCCGTAATAATTTTTGAACATTCCCTCTATCATTCCAACAAGCAAAGCGAGAGGGAACAAGAATATTTTTAATATAAATTTTATCAAGCCCTCAAACCCCTTTCGATAATGTATTTTAAGTCTTGTTTGTAAGTAGTTAAAACATCTATAATATAATTATCTTGGTAAAGTGACAATGTGTTTAGGTCGTCTGTTAGTATTGCATCATCATCAAACATCCACCCGTAAAGTTGGTCGTTTTTATTAATCCTTTTAAGTTGGTTGTAAATGTTTTTTGCTTTTTCGCTAGCTTCTAGCTGGCACCTTAAGTCTTCTACTTCTTTATAAAGTTTTTTTATTTTGTTTTTATTCATTTTCTAAACCTCCTATTTTCTAATAATAAATTTTAGCTATTTCTTTAGCCTCTTCTATCGTATAACCTTTTGTTGTGTGTAAATATTCGATAAATTGTTCTATTTTCATATTCATTTTTTTTGGCCTCTAATTCTTATGATATCATCTTTATAAACCTTTTTATCAATAATCATCTGTTTTAATTCCATAAGTAAATTATCTAAACTTTCATATTCGTATTCAACTGAATCATTTTTCGGATATTTAATTCTTGTGATAGTTAATTCGAACATTCTGACACCTCTTTGCTTTCTTCATACTCTTTTAACTCTCTATAAGTATCAAATAATTTAACATCGGTCAATACATAATCCCATGCCGTGCCGAAGTGGTCAACACATAAAACATCACAATCTAGCAAATCGCTATAAGATAGCACAAAGCCACAATCTAGCAAAAGTTTCTTGTTGCGTTCGTCTATGTTGCACAAGAAGAATTGATAAATTTCTGCGTCTTCTTCTAGTCCTTCCATGTTGTCGTAAATAGAATCATCTACCGTTGCAATGTTGTTACATAGTACCAAATCATCGACACATTTTGAAATAATAGTTTTATAACTTGCCCTTTCGTTTTTTAATTCGTACCAGTTTAAATCTGAACTTTTTAACATTCCTATTTTCTTTTTCATTTTTTGTTAATCTCCTTTTATTTTTATTTTTATTTTTTAAATGTCTTTTTAATTTTCTTTGATGAAGTATTCTAGCACTAGTGTTAGTTCTTCAATTTCTTTTTCTAGTTTTTCGATATCTTTTAAAGCGGAAAGGCAAAAGTTTTTGTCTTCTCCCGCATTCTCGAAGTCTTCCCCGTAGATATCTTTTAAGAATCTTATCCCTTTTTTTGCTCCGTTTAGTCTCTTTGTTTGCATTCTTTGCAATTGTTTTAAATATTTTGCAACTTGTCCGTTGCTTGGTTTATTTTCTGCCATTGTATTTCATCTCCCTTTAATTCATTAATTCGTTCGCATTCTGTATTAAGTCCATTATTTTGTCTATTGTTTCGTTTCTATAGTCGAAATATTCTTCTAGCTCATATAATATTCTTAAAATTATATCGGTTCTATCGCCTACAAATTCACTAGTTAAGTTGTTATCTATATAACGCATAACTTCATCTTTTAGCTCTTCTCTAGACATTTTCTTTCGCCTCCTTATTTATTAATATATTAGTTTTCTTTAGTAAATACATCTAATAATATTAGTATAGTTACATCTACAAAAACAAGTAGACATTTACTAAAGATAAAGAACTCTGTGTCTTTACAATCTGCAGCACCTACAAAAGCGCTTAATATTAAGACCGCATAAAGTAAGTCACGCACCCAAGGTTTAAAATATAGCTTTTTCTTTTTCGTTTTCTTTTTTCCTTGATATAGTTCTTGGTTCTTTTCTTCTCGCTTTAAATCTCTTAACATTTCCTTTCCCTCACTTTCTGCACTAATTGTATCATCGTATATCTATTTTGTCAACCCTTTAAAATAAATTTTTTTATTTTATTTTTTTATATGTAAATGGTTGTATATAAGAAAAGCAATAAATAAACATATACAAAGGAAAAAGCACACATACAAAGGGCGCACATAAAAGGGGATATAAGCCCTATAATATA